GCTATAGAAACAGGAAGTGGAACCGTAGAGGTAGAACAGGGGGCTATCCTTCACGTTCGCAAGCTCTAATGGAAAAAGCTGATGCACGAGTAGAGTTGTTCATTTTTGCAAGGAACAGCTTCGAGGATATTATGGAGAAAGCTCAAGAGCTTGGACTATACGATGACTTTATGATGATTGCTGCTATGGGAGTTGTTGTAGACGAAAAGGATGGAAAGAATGTGGTTGAGTCTATCTCTACAATTGACGTAGACAACACAGAGGAGATGAACTCCCTTTTAATGCATCTAGCCACATCATATCAGGAGATGGATGACGACGATGATTCCGATCCATCCGATCCAGATTATTGGCTAAATTTGAAGTAAATTAAATGAAATGGAACTTATTCGTAAAATCATTGCGGGCAATGACCCGCTAAAGGCCCTAGCCTACTATGTAGGACAGAAGGCTGGCGATGGTGAAATCCACGCCATTATGCTTGACGGGCAATACCTAGTGCGTCACGGAGAGCGCAGGTATATGGTATACCTCATCAAGAACAACAGCATTATGTTGTGGAAGACCATTGAGGGTATGCCAACAATTGTAGAGTACGACTGCAACTTCTAGTTGTAACTGACTTACAACTTTTATTTTAATTTATATGAAACCATTGTACCACATTCTTGTACATATCCCATCGGCTGTAAACGACACCATCAAAGTAGGTGATGCTGAAATCTATGTTGACACCAAGTTCAACGAGTTCCAGTATCGTACGATGAAGGCAAAAGTTGTTGGGATTCCAGCTAAGTTTGAATCCCAGGTAGAGGTTGGAGACTACGTGTTCCACCACCACCACGTAGCTCTGAACGACAACCAAATCGTTGACCCAATCGAGAAGATCTACCGCGTCAACTACGACCCGTTTGGTGGTCAAGGCAACCAAGCGTATCTGATCGAGAAGCCGGACGGAACACTGTTGGCTGTTGCGGACTGGGTGTTCCTAGAGCCTGTTGACGAGGAGCCAGAACTTAAGAGCGACATCCTAGAGCTTGTAAGCTTCAAGGAGCCGGAGAAGCGTTGGGGACGTATTGTGTACGGAAGCCAGTGGCTGGAGTCAGAGGGCTTGGCTGTTGGTGACGTTGTTCACTTCGCCAAGGACGCAGACTACGAGATGGACATCAACGGACGCAAGCTGTGGCGTATGCAAATCTACCACCTGCTATGCGTAAAGCAGTAAGCAAGTTTACCACTGTTGATGCTGCACGTAACCTCATATCAGCGATGGAGGCAGCAATCCAGAATATGACTGAGGAGATCCGCAAGCCTGTGGACCCAGACCTTACTGGCTCTGCTCGTAAGGCGGAGCTGCAGGCCATCAAGGACACAGCCTTGGCTTGCAAGGAACTAATTGTGGAGCGACAGAAGCTGGAACAGCTGGTTGGGGACCTCGAGGAGTCTGGCGGCTTTGAAGAAGAGAAGGACTTCAAGGGAGGATTCGCAGAACGTAACGCTCGTAGGTAATGGCTGGACTGAAGATGATAGACGGCGAAGAGGTGATCAACATCTGTCCCAATGGGTCGGATGGTCCAATCATTGAGATTGAGTCGCTAAGCATCCAGCTGCCAGAGCCAACTAATGTTCTATTCCAAAGTTTACCAGTAGTAAACCAAAAGTGGCAAAGAATAGAATTGCCACGAGAGCTGTCCCAGATTAAGTCTATGGACGACTGGTACGAATCACCACGAGAGTTCCAGCAGAAGTGGAGTCCCTACATCGAGGAGGAGTTCCGCCGTAGACGTGAGGGTGTGTGGTTTATGAATAACGGTGTTCAAACATACATTACTGGACACCACTATATGTTCCTCCAGTGGAGCAAGATTGACATCGGATACCCGGGCTATCTAGACTTCCAGAGAAAGCTGTTTACCCATTTTGCTGCGTGTGAGGCAGACCCGCGCTGTATGGGACAGATCTACACCAAGTGCCGACGCTCTGGATACACCAATATGAGTGCTGCCACACTAGTGGACGAAGGCACGCAGGTAAAGGAAAAGCTGTTGGGTATTATGAGCAAGACAGGTACGGACGCTCAAGAAGCTGTCTTTGGATCTAAGATTGTACCTATCTACAAGGGATACCCGTTCTTCTTTACAGCCATTCAGGACGGTACCACTAACCCACGTATGGAGCTTGCGTTCCGTGAGCCTGCCAAGCGTATCACAAAGAAGAACAAGACGTCACAACGAGGAGAGGCGCTTGATACGATCATCAACTGGAAGAATACAACCAACAACGCATACGACGGAAGCAAGACCCATATGTTGTTCCTTGACGAGGCTGGTAAATGGATGAATCCTAACGACATACGTGAAGTGTGGCGAATCCACAGGACTTGTTTGCTAGTTGGACGTAGGGTTATCGGTAAGGCGATGGTAGGCTCAACGGTGAATCCACTCGACAAGGGTGGGCGTGAGTTCCGAGACCTGTACTACGACTCAGACCCTAACGACCGCAACGACAACGGACGTACCAAGAGCGGTCTATATAAGATATTTATCCCGGCATACGACGCACTAGAGGGATTCTTTGACCAGTACGGATTGCCTATCGTTGACGACCCAGAGCAGCCAGTGATGACTGAGGATGGTACGTTCACCACAATCGGTGCCCGCACGTTCTTGAAGAACGAGAGAAAGGGACAGCAGAACAACAGCTACGAACTCAACGAAATCATCCGTCAGTTTCCATTTACTGAAGACGAAGCATTCCGTGACTCTACCAAGTCTTCGCTGTTCAACATACAGAAGATATACGAGCAGATTCAGCACAACGAGGAGCTGTTCCCAAATCCAGTAATCATTGGAAACTTCCAGTGGAAGGAGGGCAAGCAGGACACAGAGGTTGTATTCGCACCAGACCCAAACGGACGCTGGCGTATTGCGTGGCTGGCACCACCAGATATTCGAAACAAACGAAAGATTGAGAACAACAAGATGGTTGCTCCAAATGCTGCGTTTGGAGTGATGGGTGTTGACTCCTACGACCTTGACACTACTATTGACTACAGAGCGTCTAAGGGTGCGTGCCACATCTACAACAAGTTCTCGATGGAGCACCCAGCCAATATGTTCGTGGCTGAGTATGCCTCTCGTCCACCTCTAGCTAAGATATTCTACGAAGATATACTTATGGCTGCTGTATTCTATGGCTATCCCGTTCTGATAGAGAACAACAAGTACGGCATTGCACGATACTTTGAGTCTCGAGGGTATGACGAGTACCTAATGGACCGTCCAGCGCATCTAATGTCCACATCGGCGAAGGTAAACGTAAAGACAAAAGGAATCCCATCCAACAGCCAAGACGTAATCCAAGCCCACGCCCAAGCGATTGAGGCATACATCCACGACCACGTAGGTCTCCACAACGAGACAGGGAACTTCGGTAGGATGTACTTCAACAGAACTCTTGAGGACTGGATTAACTTTAAGATTGACGACCGGACAAAGTTTGACTTGACCATCAGCTCTGGACTTGCACTTCTAGGCGCCCAGAAACAGGTAAAGGAAGTCAAGAAAACTAACTTCAACGAGAAGGTGTTCTTCCGTAAGGGTAAGGAAATTACCCGATAAGTTAAGTTCGTACCTTTGTCCATAAACTGCAGTAAATGGATCAATACTCTGTAAAAAGCGACGGATACGACTCTACGTTCCCTGATCCGCTTGCCTCCCACGAGGTGAAGATGAACAAGGGCTACGGCCTTCAGTATGCCAAGGCAATCTACGGCCAGTGGGGAAGTGCCCAGTGGGAGGGATCTCTGTACAGTAAACGCTGGAAAGAGTTTGAGATTTCACGGGACTATGCCTCTGGCACACAGGATACATCCATCTACAAGCAGATACTCACATCTCTTGACCCAAACAACGGAGACGGTTCACTGGTAAACCTAGACTGGACACCAGTACCTATCGTTCCTAAGTTTGTAAAGATTGTAGTAAACAAGATTCTGTCTTCCAAGTTCTACCCCAACATTGAGGCTGTAGATCCACTTTCTCGCAGTGAGAAGGACTACGAGAAGAACAAGATGAAGATATTTATCGAGAATAAGGACGTTCTTAAAGAGGCAAAAGACTCTGGACTTCGTACCGAGGTAGATCCAGACCAACTACCCGACACCGCCGAGGAAACAGAAATCTTCCTAGAGACCAACATCAAGACAGCGGCTGAGGTGGCTGCACAGATTGGAATCAACCTAACGCTAAGCTGGAACGACTTTGACGAGCGCATCTTCCGCCGTAACGTGGAGGACCTAGTGACCTGCGGTATGGCTGTCACAAAACGCAGCAACGACCCCAACTACGGAATCGTAGAGGAATACGTTGACCCAGCATACTTCATCCACAGCTTCACAGACGACCCCAACTTTAGCGACCTAACCTACGCAGGACACGTCCGCCGTATGAGCATCGCAGAACTTAAGCGTCTTGCTGGTGATCAATTCACAGAGGCTCAGTACGAGACTATGGCACGTACGGTGATGAACCGATTTGGTAATGACCCCAACCGCTTTATGAACTCACAGTACGATGTGGGTATGGAGCGCTACTACTACGGATACGACGAGTACACCATCGATGTGATGGACTTTGAGTTTGTAAGCGTTGACAACATCATCTTCGAGAAGAAGGAGTCTCGCTTTGGAAACGTAGGTTTCTACTTCAAGGGCCACAAGTACAACGCACCACAACAGAGCGTATACGACCGTGAAGCTGTTTATATGCAGAACCAGACGCTCTACGGAGGAAAGTTCATCATCGGAACAGAGTACATCTATGACTATGGGGTAAAGAAAAATATACCTAAGAACGTACACGATCTAAGCCGCACGCGGATGAGCTACAGCGTTGTAGCCACAAACATCCGTCGTATGATCCCCAAGTCAATGGTTAGCTCTATCATCGGATTCGCTGACCAACTACAGATCACACACCTAAAGCTACAGCAGTCAATCGCAAAGGCTAAGCCTGATGGACTGTTGGTAGACATCGAGGGCCTAGAGAACGTACAGCTTGGACGTGGCGGAGAGCTACAGCCTTTGGACATCCAAGACATCTACGAGCAGACAGGTGTGTTCTACTACCGATCGAAGAACCCAGACGGAAGTTTTCAGAACCCGCCAATTCGCTCTCTGGACAACAGCATCCGAAACATCAACGAGCTTATCACCATCTACAACCACGCACTGCGGATGATCCGTGATGCAACGGGAATTAACGAGGTGATGGACGGCTCTAGCCCTAAGGGTGACCAGCTTGTAGGTGTTCGTCAGCAGCAGCTTGCAGCTGGCAACAACGCTCTTGGTGACATCACCAACGCAGCTAACGTGCTGTACCGCCGTATCTGCGAGGACATCGTAAAGTGTCTGCAGATCCTGCCTCCTAAGTCTATTCTGTACAAGGCGTACGAGACGGCTATTGGTCGTGAGAATATGGCTGTTCTTTCTAGCTTCTCAAACCTTCCGATGTACAACTTCGGTGTTCGTGTGGTTAG